TCCCTGAGTCGGCCACAATCATCGGGATGATCACGAAGTACCCGCCCGAATTTAACGGGTTGGGATTCTGCGCAAAAAAGGCCGTGGCGATGGCGTAGGCTTTGGAATTGGTGCCGAAGTCCGTGCCGACGTCGGTGGCGTTGGTGTAAATCGTGAAAGCGTCAGTCGGCGACCATGCCGGCGTTTCAGACGAGATCAGGGCCACCGTGTTGATGTTCGGCGCATTCAGGAATGTGGGCGTCCCCTCGATCGTGACGTCGATAATGTAGGACGGTGGAAAAATGACGTTATTGCTCATGGCGTATGGCCTCCGTTTTTCATTCTTGCGCCGTTGTCTCCGGCGGTACGGCCTGACTGAAATCTGAATAGTACGGCACGTTCGTGTTCTGGTTCGTGATCAGCTGCCACACCCGGATGCTCGTCGTATACCGATTCAGCCGGCCCGTCTCTTCCAGCATCGACACATCCTGAAACGGCAGCGGATTGCGCGCGACCTGCACGCTGTATTGCTCCTGAATCTGCTCCGAGGCCACCGACATCAGCCCCATATACGCCAGCTCCTTTTTTACCCGCGCCGCATCGTCGTAGCTCATGAGATCGATCTGGATGTCGTAGAGCATGAGCAGCTGCTGCATCTCGGTCATCCCGGCATCGCTGGCCACCGAGTAATTCGTATTGCCGACGACCTTTCCCGACACATAGGAGATCGCCACAAACAATCCCGGCGTTTCCGGGATCTCCCATTTCTGGTTCGTCAGCATGATCTGGCCTGCTTCCAAGCCCAGCTGCGCGACCAGAATATCGGCGATGATTTTCGCCGCCTCCCGCACAGGCGCTGTCGGCTGCGCCACGGTCAGGACCCCGCAAACGGCGGGTACGGCGCCTGAATGATTTCATAGCCCCGGTATCCGGCCAGGTCCCACCGCACCGTGCTCATCACGCGATACGACGAGCCCGATTCGTCCTGCAGGATGTTTCCGGGCTTAAGCTCCTGCTCCGTAAACAGCATCCACCACTTCCATTTCCGCTCGCCCTCGGGCTTGATCAGGAGGTCCCGCGGTTTCATCGGCTGCAGCATCCCGTCGAAATAAACGTCTATTTGCGGGGTGTCGATGGCCTCAAAATCCACGGGTGCGGTCTGAACGAGCGTAAAGACTATCGGGTCCGTTAGGTCCCAAAAGGCTCCCGTCACGTCCAGCGTAATGGCGCTCATTTCGAGCTCACCTGCGACGATATCGACCGCCTGAGCTGCGCGGTATCAATGAGCGGCGCCGCCGATCCTTTGATCGCCACGGTCAAGGGCGCGTTGGCTTTCCATTGCCCAAACCCGCCCGTCGCAAACGCCATCTGTATCCACTTCTCGCAGGCGATCCCTAGGCGCTTCAAGACCGTCTTCATCTGGCCTTTCGCCAGTAACTCCGGCGCGCCTTTTGAGGCGTCGGCCAGGATCTCCTTCGTCTTGACCTGGAGCGGCATCCGCAAGAACGACCGCTGCGGAATCCGCTGCGTCGGCGATCCCACCTCATGCAGGAGGCCCACCTCGGCGTTGGTCATAACCGTCGGCACCTTAAACACTTTGCGCGTGCCACCCGTTTTGGACGGCGTGGGCGATGCCGCCCCGCGGGCGTTTTTGTTGCCGAAGATCCCGACCTTGACGACGTACTGCCCGGCCGTGTCGATGCTCTTCACGAATTTGTTTAAACCCGTGAAGTCGTATTTCAGGTTCGCGGACTGGCCCTTCATGCGATCACCACCTGATAATTCTGGGCGGCGGTGTTTCCCATGATGTCCGTGCACAGCACCTCGAAGTAATAGGTCCCAGCGACCGTCGGCGTTCCCGAGATAATTCCCGTGACCGGCGACAGCGTGAGGCCCGTTGGCAAGGTCCCCGAGGGCTTGGTCCAGGTGTATTGACCCACGCCGCCTGTGGCGCTTACGGTGGCCGAATAGGCGACGTTGTGCGTGCCGCCCGCGAGCGACAGCGTGTTGATCTGCAGCGGCTGGATGTTGAGCATCCCGTAGATCGGCCCAACGGCGGCCGGGGATACCCCTGAGACGATCGCTACATTGCCGACGATGCGCGGGGCTAAGAGGGCCAGGTACTTCTGCCCGAAGTCCGTGCGCATGTATTGGCCCAGGATGGCGCTGTTTTGCACATACTCTGGGATGGCATAAGCGATCGACACCGATCCAATGGACTTGTTTTGGATCGTTCCCCCGCCGGACGACTTAACCCCGCGCCCGCGATTAACGGGCGACAGCCCACCGGCACCCTGGACGTTGAGCGCCAGGTAGTGCGCGGACAGGTAGAGGTAGGCAATGTTTAACTCCGTCGTGGATCCAAGGGCGGTCGCGCCGTCCCATAGCCCAGGGTTAAACGACACATACGTCTCGTTGATCGAGCGCTGGATATCGTTGTCCTGCACATCGGCGAGGCTCTCGCCGTATTTGAATTCACGCGTAAACTGCGCCTTAAAGTCGGCGACCGACGGGGGATAGGACATTCCCTATCTCCCTTTGCTTTGGAATTTCTCCAATTGCTTTTTTAGGGTCTCGACATCACTGAGCGCCGCGGCCTTATCGGCTTCGAGCTGCTCAATATGCGCCGACAGGCCCGGCGCGAATTGCTTCGTCGTCGTGACGCCGCGGTACTTTTTGAGCTGCTCATACTCGGCGGCGTCGGTGAATTCCAGAGATTCGCCGATGCCGAACGTGCGGCCGTCTTTCAATTTGAACGGATTGCGGCTGTTGTTAAACAGCACCATCTTTTCAGACGATGCCTTCTCGTGCTTTTCTTTTTCTGCCATATGGTCTCCTTGGGTCCGTGGTTAGAGCGACCCCCCAAAGGGGGCCCTCGCCTTAGCTATGGTCGAAATACAGAACTTCGGGAACGCGATAGATCACCAGGCCCGTCAACTGGCCCAATGCCACACCGTTCCAGCGGAAGTTATCAGCCGACATCGGCGCGCGCAGCACGAAGGGCAGCGGAATGTCCATCCGCATGGTCTCTTCGTTGTTCCGATAGAGGACGTAGCGGTTCGTGTTGTTGAAGGCCGTGTTGTTGGCTTTATCGCCGTAGGCGCAAGGGTACATGCGGAAGTTCGGATTCCCCGTCGCCGCTTTGAACGCATCCATCAGATACGTCAACATGCTCACGTTCGGGAATTGCGGATTGATCGGCGTCACGAGCCCGAGCCAGTCCTGATACGGAATCTCGAAGGTGTCCGGCAGGACGGTGTCGTTCGAGTTCAGGAAGTAGGCCGCCATGACGGTCGCCACGAACGTGCCAAACTCCGTATAGCTCATCGTCGAGATGTTCTTCGTGATGACGGAGGTGTTGATCGTTACGCCCGTGTTGGTCAAGAGGCCAGGCACGCGCGAGTCGGAATACGACCCGAGGAACGCGGTTTTCTGCACGCCAAGATCCCAGCGCTTTTTGTTCGCCCGCATTTTCGCTTCGATCGGGTTCCAGTTGTTAGACCGGAGCGCCTTCTCAACCGCCAGGTCGGTGTACTGATACCCGCCGACCCACGTTTTGATGACGGCATTGATCGGCGCGATGTTGGCGTCGACGTTGGTCACGCGCGTTTCTTCGGCGGTGGATTGATACCCGCTCTCGAAGTCGCCGGCCGATTGATACTCGATGTTGGTCTCGATGTTTTCCATGTAAGCGCCTTCACCGACGACGACCGGCATGTACTCCGCCGGGGCGATTTCATAGAACACCTGTTCGACGACGCGCTGACGAATCAGCGTGGTCGTTTGGATCGTGTACTGCACGCCGAGTGTCGATGAGTCGATGGCGCCGTTGGAGTTCCGCATTTGGTAATCGTCAGCGAAACTCGGCTGGTAGGCGATCCCGCCGTTTTTTAGGTCTTCACACAATTGGGCATATGTCTTGGGCATTCGGTTTTTATCTCCTTAATTATTTCCTCGGATCATTAAGAATTGATCGCGAGGGGGTTGGTGATCATGACGCGCAGCGCTTGTCCGGTGACGGCATAGTCCAAAGCGATGCCGCGAGCTTTGGAGCTGGTGCCTGTGGCATTCACGTGGTTGGCGTCGTTTAGGTTGTAAACGGTCGCGCCCGGCGTGATGGTGCCGTCGGCAAGGAGCCACATCACTGGCCCAAACAACCCAGCGACTTGCACGGGGGTCGGAACACCCGAGGCGAATGTGAAGTTCTGGACGGTCGGCGTGAAGAATCCGAAGGCCAGAACATTGGCAGTGGCGAGGATGAAATTGATTACACTGCCAGCCGTGTAAGCAATGGTCGTGTCGATCGCGGCGGGATTTCCAGCAACAACAGCCGAGGCTTGGTTGGGGCTCAAGATCCCGGCGATACGGCCCGACCGCATGATGTCTAAGTCAAGGTTGCCAATTTGGACGGATTGCCCAAATTGGTTGGTATATAGCTGTGTTCCACTCATTGTTTAATGCCTCCTTAAGTTTTGGTGTGGCTTATTTACCTGCCGCGGCCGCTTCTGCCTGCGCCTGCGTTTTTCCGAACATCTCTTTCCCCCTGCGAAGCCCGTCGTTAACGGACGGCACGACAGGCGAGGGGAGCTCGCCCTTGCGCATCCGGGCCGCGTTGGACAACCGATCCGCAGCAATCGCATTGCAGATGGCGCATTTATCGTTAATGGCTGCGCTATGCTGCCCGTTGGTGTGCTGGGAATTCATAAGGAGGGCATTTTTGGCATCCTCTTCCTTTTTCTTTTTCTTTTCCTCGTCGTCGTCCTCCGCGTTTTCTAAATCCTTTTTTTCCTTTTTGTCTTTATCGTCGTCGTCCTTCTCGGCGTTTTTAGCGTCGGCCTCGGCCTTCTTTTTCTTTTTTTCCTCGTCCTCGTCATCGTCGGCGTTTTTGACTTTCTCGGCGATGGCGTTCTTGAGGTCGGAGCCCTTGTAGGTCTTGCCGTTGACGATCACCATGTCCTCGTCGCCAATAGTTTTGGCCTTCTTGGCTTCCTGCGCTTCGAGCGCGGCCACCGCGTTTTCAATGGAATACTCGGCCCCGTCGGCGCCCGTAAAAATGACCTTCGCCGGGTCGACTTCGATGGCGTTCTGAACGTCCTTCCCGTCTTTTTTAAGCCATTGCAAGAGCTTCATCGTTTTAGTTCCTCCTGTGGAATTCATAAGTTTTGCGCCCTCGTACCGCGGGCCAGCAACGACCGCGAGGTGCTTGAAACGCCCGTCAGTAACTTCCTTGTCGTATGCGACTTGGTTCAACGTGCCGGCAGGCCCCCAGGGCGGGAGCGCAGTGTACTCGCATGAAACAGCCTGGCTGAGCAGGTTCTTTCTTGTGTCCTCGTCCCAGACAAGCGCCTCGCAACAGAACCAGGCTTCCTTGGGATCCCACCACGCGCGCGTCACCACGCCGTCGGCTTTACCGTTCTTGTAGTCGTCGGGCGAGACATCGCGGTGTGCGAGATTGATGACGGGTTTTCCGACGATGCTTTTCTCGGGGTCCGAGAGCATCTTGTCGATGGCGTTTTTAGTGACCAGCACCCGCGCGCCGTCGCCGTCGTTCATGTATTCGTATTCGACGAGCCCCGGCATTAAGAATTTGATGGGGGGGGAGGCCTTGGGGAATCCGTCGCGCGTGACCAGCTTCTGCATGTCGGCGTTGGAAAGGAGGCCGTTTTCGACGGCGTTTTCCAGTGCGTGCTTAAGCGCCGGCTCCCGCATCGATTCGATGATCCCTTCCTTTTCGTCCTCGGGGACCTCGTTTTCGATGTCCGTGTCCTCAATCCCTGTTTTCGTTCCACGCCGTCCAGCGATGGTATAGCGTGGATTTTGGTCGTCGCTGGAATCGATCTCGGTGATGGACCACGTCTCACCGAGCACACGCACCTTATCGCCGACTTTTCTTTTTGCCATATACCGATCCGCCTATTTCAGGATCTTCGATAGCAGCCAATGCGCCAGAGAGAAACCAACCCCAAAGAAAAACCCGAACACAATCTGTCTCAGACATTCCGCGAAGTTCATACACCCTCCCTTTAAATGCCCGGAAAAAAGGCGGGACCAAAGCCCACGTTAATGGACCTCGATCCCGCCTAGAATCCGGGTGTTTACCGTCGCTCTTAGGAACGCGAGCCGGAGCTACCGGCGCCGGTTAAAATGTTTACGGCTTGGCGACTGCGACCAGCTTCTTTCCTTCCATCTTGAATGCCACGTCCGACATCGGTTTGCCAGTGCGCACGGCCTCGCGCAGGCGCTCAGTGGCCGTCAGCCCGGCCTCTTTCATGGCCCTGCGCTTAATCTGCTGAATGAACGACCCCTTCATCGCGCCTCCTGCAATTCCCGGCGGTATTCTTTTCGTGCCGAGGATTTATCGGTCAAAATCGGGATGGCGACACAGCGGCAGTTATAGTCCTGGCCGGGGTTTGCCTTACGGCTCGTCGCCGGGTCTACCACTGGCGGATTGGCAAACGAAAAGACTCGTCCATCGAGCACGCGGTGGTTATCGGATCCGTGAGTTCCAGGCGCGGGTCGTACGCGTGCGTCATGCGACGTTGACCAGATGTATTCCGTGACGCCCGCTTCCGCATAGCGCTGCTCGTGGTACTTCGACATAAAGATCGACGTCTCATTGCGCGCCAGGAACTTGGCTTTACGGACGGTGACCCCATAACGCTTTTTGATCGACGGGATGAGCTTGTCAAAGCGGTACCCCTCCTTCGCGTTTTCCTCGACGGCCTCCCGCAAGGACAGGACTTCCTTGTCGGCGAATTTCTGGATGTAGAGCTTCATGTTCTCGGAATATTCCTCGGCCATTGTGCGGCGGGAGGCGGCGCTCAGTTCCGGCGAGACCTCGAGCTTCTCGGCCACCGATTTAAAGCCGTCCTCGAAGGCGTCCACGGTCTTGTCGGCGTCCATCGGCCGCACGTTGATGTCGTGCTGGATGGTGCGCTGGATCTCGTTTAAGCGGCGGTTGAGCACGTCGTGGATTTCGCGGGCCTTCAGTTGGTAGGCGGCCGCCTCGGCCTTCATCCAATTCGGGACCATATTGGGGTCAATGCGAAACGATCGGCTGCGCTCGTCAAAGGTGGCGCCCAGCCGGCGCAGGGAGCTCGTGATCCCCGCGGAGAATTGCCCGGTAAACACCCCAAGCGTGTATTGAACGCGGCCGGAACGAAGCGCCGCAATCAGCGGGTCCTCCTTGGCGTTTAAGATCAAGGCGTTGATCTTAGACCCCTGTTCAATGGATTTGATCGTATGGACGAGGGGTTTAAAGATAAGGTCCCGCATGGTATCGATGATCTGGGCCTCGATGTCCCGCCAGTAGATGGGCTTTAACCGTAATGGAGCGAGCGTTTTCATTAGGTCAGTTTGTGCATTCCGTTTCCGTTCCCGTTCGGGAGCGCCGCTGCTTTAATGATCGGGCTGTGCTCATAGGCCATGATGACCTTGATGGCCTCGAGCAAAATGGCGATCGAGAAATTCTTGCGCTGCTGGCTGCTCATATCCGCGCTGACCATCACCTGGGTCTGCTCGTTGTTGTGGTCAAACGCGATCGTAATCGTGCCCTTCATGCGGCCTCCTCTTTGGGTTCTTTATCGTCGGTGGTTTCCTCGTCGATTCCGTTTTCCTCGAACATGGGCTCAGGCTCCGCGCCCTGGGACACCTCAGACTCGATGGGGATCAGGCCATCCTTTTGCTGCATGTCCATGTATTCCTGCGGGTTCAAATAACCGCTGTTGGCGTCGTCCTTCCAGCGGGCGTGCTTGGAGGTTTTAACGGTTTCCTCCTCGACGGCCGTCATGGTGCGCATGGGGTAAAACTTAAACATCAGGTCGAACGTGTCGCCAAAGAGCGAGAGGCATTTCAGCTGCAGGAGCTCGTACAGCAGCGGCTTGGCCTCTTCCCGAACCTGCGACTCCACCATGCCGTTGTAATTCTCGATATCGTCCTCGCCCGAGCTCAGGCCGGCCGCCGAGATGCCGAAGAGTTTGGTCATCGGGATCCGCAGGTTGCAGGAGAGCCCGATCCGGTTCTCTTTCCAGATTTCGGCCAGGCCCGACCAGCTGAGTTGCTTCTGCTCGTATTCGTCCTCCACGTCCATGACCAGGGCGTTATTGGTCGACTTGGCGCGGTTGGAGGTATTGAGGCGCTGGAGCATCTGCTGTGTGCCCTTCTGCGACGACAGCTGCGCCGCAAACCCTTTGAACCGATAGATGTCGACCTTGGCCTCTTTCAAAATGTCATAGACGACGTTCTGGGTGCGCAGGAAGATATTTAAGGGCTGCACGATATGCTCGACCTCGGACATGCCCCAGCCCTGCAGGATCATATTGATGGGGTACGGTGCCTCTTTACCGGAGAGGGTCTTCACGCGCGAGGCGTGGACCTTCTGCCCATAGAACGTGTAAAAGCCGTCGGGCGGGAAGCGTAGCGGGCTGGTAAGCTCCCAGCGGTGGCAGGGAATGAATTCCACGGGCCGATTGCGCGCGCCCTGCAGCGTCAGGGGTTTCTGGGGGTTCTCTCCGTTCTGAATGATGATCGCGCCGCCTCCGAAGAGCCGGGCCCAATTCATCGCGGTTTTGAAGGTCTTGAAAAACGAGGTTTTATCGAGGTCGTCGGCCAGGATTTTCAGGTCGTCTTTATCCATCATGCTCGTGTGGGAGAGCAGCTCCAGCCCACCGCGGAACCCGTCTTGCACGGGCATGTCGATGGCGGCCTGCACAATCCCCTCGCTCTTATAGAGATAGGAGAGCGCCATGTACTGGATGGTTACGACGTTGTATCCCGTGTTGTAAATGATCGAATCGAAATTGTTGATCTCGGCCGTCGCGCCGAAGCTTTGCACCAGGGCGTCGAAGGAATTGGACATCTTCGATTCCATCGAATTGACCTGGTTGCGCAGGCCCACGGCCTCGCGGTTTAACGCGCCAAGCTCGCGCTGCAGCCGGCGCACCTTCGCGGTCTGAGGGATGCGCTGGTTCATTTGGGTTTGCCCACCCAATCCCACGCCGGGTGTTCCTTGTGGTGGGTATAGACGGCGTAGCGTTTGGCGTCCATTAAATGATCCATGAATTTAACGGGTTCTTCGAGCACGATGCCGTTTTTATCCTGCCGCCATTTATAGACGGAGCGCTCTTTGTTAAGGTTGACGTTCGCGGGGATCGTGTAAAACTTGATGCGCTTACAGAAGTCGATCCCGATGTTGACCTCTTTATCAGCTGGATAGATATTGAACCCTGCGTTGGAAAATTCCTCGATGCGGTCGGGCTCCGCACAGTCGGCGTATATTGGGCGGTGCCGGAGTTCCTCGGGGATGACCTCTTTGACCTTTTCAATGAGCTGGCTGTTGGTGAGGTGGGTTTCGTAAAGCAGCTCGCGGAGGTTGCATTCCTGTTTGTCTTTGATGCCGATTTCAAGAAGAGCGGAAGGGTTGTTGTATCCGAAATCGAGGCCATAGATAACGTCGGAATTCTCGTCGGTGGCTGGGAATTCCTGAACCAATTCATAAGGCCGGTAAATAATGTTGGTGAGCGCGCCCCATTCACCCTTGGCATAAACCTGGTAGGCGTTGGGGTCTTGGTCCTTGAGATCCTCGAGAATAGCGATGTAATCCTCGCCCAGGAACGGGTTGTCTTTGTAATTAGAGTGAATGATTTCGAGCTTCTCGGCAAACGTTTTTGTGAGCATGAGACGCTGGTTGATCCAGCTTTGCTCGTCGGACGGGTTAAGGCTGAAATAGATCCGGTTGGGATTGTCCGGTGGAGCAGCCGATCGGAGGCGGGTTTGAATGACGATCCAGTCCTCCCAGGTAAATTCGCTGGCTTCTTCGAGCCAGATGTCGTTCCACTCGGTGGACTTAATTTTTTCAGGGTCGTCGATAGAGAGAAAGGCGATAAAGGCGCCGTTGGCGGGGTTAGTGATAACGTGGTTGGCCCGGTCATGACGAACACGGCCATACACGCCATAGTCGGACAAGAGGCCAACCACGAGTTTATACGCCGTGAGACGGAGCGCAGGGAACGTTTTGCGGCAGATAGCAATCTTTCGATTAGGTAGTGTAAAGAGCTTCTGGACGCAAATCTGGGCGAGCGAATGGCTCTTGCTCGAGCCGGCTCCGCCGACGTTGACGATGTACTGAGCCTTTGATCGGACGTTTCGGTCATAGACCCTTGTCGTCTGAACTTGGACTATTTTTGGCTCGTTCATAATTGGCCGGCATAAATTGTATGACGACGGGCGCTCCATTGCCGTCGGCGATCTCGTTGCGCTCCGTAAACATCTTGAGGTGCTTGCCCAACAGCTCCAGCGCCCGGACCTTGTCCCAGAACTTCACTTTCTTAATCGATCCATCTTTATCGTCGGACTCAATAGCGGCGATGGTGGCCGCGACATCGGCGGGGATCTTATGAATCGGCAGCAGCGTCCCGTCCTTATCAAAGAGCATCCGCGGGTCAATCTCGGCCACTTTCAAAAGAGCGTTCAACACCCGTTCCTGCGTGAGGCCGGCCTTCTCTTGGATCTTGGCGAGCTCTGCATCCACGGCCTCGCGCACACTAAGTTTCGCTAAGAGCTGCGCGGCCTGCTCGTTGGCGGTTTTCTTTGAATAACCCGCACGAATCGCTGCCTGCGTGCCGTTCTGGTCTTTTAAATATTCAGCCACGAACCTGCGGATCTTCGGCGGCAGGCCGTGGCTCACAAATCGTGAGCGGAGTTTTCAATATCGCGGTCGTGGACAGTCACGCCCTTCGACCCGTCGCGCGATAACGAAACCTCCGCTACTTCTCCCGTAAGGGGGACGGCATAACGACGCCCGCCTTTTAAATCGTTCTTGAGATTGGACATCCCGATGGCGAGCTCGCTGGCAATGCGCGGCCAGCAGTCTTTGGGAATGATGGGGCGCACAATGTGGGTAAAAAAGACCAGCGCGCTTTCGAGCCCGGCGAATTCCTGATTTTCAAATTGTTTTTTTGCGTGGGCAAAGGCGCGGCAGAATGACGCATCCTTGCGTAACCAATCATGCACGGCGTCGCGTGAAATGCGGGTTCGTTTAGCGGCGGATCGGATGGAGCCGAGGAGGGCGTACGCTTTTAAAAATGGAAATTTGCGGTGTTCCTTGCGGGCGCGGGAGGTGTGCATGTCGTCTTTCAGGATAGACGATCTGCCACAAACGCGCCATTAATGATTCCCTACAATTGGTTGACTTGCTTGAGCGGTCTGACGATTTTCTGGGGTGGGCCGGCCCGCTGCGGGTGACGGAGAGAATACGTTTCGATGTACGTCATGCGCACCATCTGGTGCCGAATGATAATTTTCTGGACGCATTGCCATGTGACGTTCATCATGGCAGCGACCTCTTTGGGCGCCATCCCGGCGCGTAAATGCCGGATTACAGCAGCGACCGTGTCTTTGGTTGTCTCTCGCAGGCGACTTCCCCCCCTCCAGGGTACTTCCTGAGCGCAGAACATTATGCCCGGTCGCCGTCTATTTGGCAACTATCGGGCTGGACAATTGCCGTCAATGGTGGCATAATGTCACCGTCCTTTCGCGGGCCTCTGCGCCGGGTGATTCCGGCGCTGCGCACCCACGGGTCCAGCGGCCGGTGATGACCACATGGTCCCCGCAGTTCAATAGGGGCTTTGAAATCCGGCAGCCCAGCGAAGGACATAAATTTCAGGGGGACGATTGAAGCAGGTTAAGGTGTTCGCCTGTTCGGAGGAAGAGTGGGTCGCAGCCTATACCCCGCGATCAGCACTGCGGTTTTATTTGAGTGAAACGGGCGTGGACTTCCGCTGGGACATGGACGGCGAAATGCCGCAGGAGGTCAGCCCCTCGGAAATGGACCGCTTAAAATTCGTTGAGGACGGCGAGCCCTACGACGGCCCGCACAAATCGTTTAAAGAAAAACTCGCACAAGTAGTACAGGATCCGGGCGTGACGTTTCCGTGCTGGTTTGCCATTTCAGAATAGCATCACGACCAATTCGGTGACGTCACCACAATGGTTCGGGAGTACGAGGGCTTAATGGAAAAACAAAAGCGAGTTGCCATTTATGCCCGAGTTTCCACGGCTGACCAAACATCCGATAACCAGCTGCTCGATCTGCGGAAATACTGCGCGTCTCGTGGATGGACGGTTGTCGATGAATTTGTTGACCACGCCATATCGGGCTCGAAGAAGGACCGCCCGCGTCTTCGTTCACTTATGGAGTTTGCTTGGCCGGGAGTCGTGGACTGCGTGCTGGTTTGGCGGTTCGACCGATTCGCCCGCAGCCTGTCACATCTGGTGCAGGCGCTCGATACTTTCAGGGAGCGCGGTGTTGATTTTGCCTCCCACCAAGAACGAATTGATACGTCCACCTCACAGGGCAAGCTCATGTTTGGGATCTTCGCTTCCTTTTCCGAATTCGAGCGCAACCTCATTCAAGAAAGAATTTACGCCGGACTGGCCCGCGCTCGCTCCCAAGGTAAGCGATTCGGAGCGCCGCCCCTTCCTGACACCAAGCGCCAGGAGATTCTTGCGCTCCGCGGCACAGCCTCCATCCGATCTATCGCAGCTCGAGTTGGCGTTAGCAAATCGTTAGTCCAAAAAGTGCTGTCCACGAAAGGGGGTCCAATTGTGGCTTCCACCATCGACGGAACCCCTGTGGCTTTCTGAGTGGACACGATTCAGGTGATTTATGGACAGCTGTAAGAGTTCTTATAAAGGAAGGTGTGCCTTGACCGACAACCAACAGAAGCGAATCGTGGAAATCACCAAGCGCTGGGCCGAAGGCGGCGCCGGGCGTTCGCTGCCGCAAGCGATCGAGGACATGGGATTTTTGACCGGGGTCATTTACGATCTGGAGGAGCAGCTGCGTGCCAAGAACCTACGATCTTAAAATCTGGCCCAAGCATTTTGAGGACGTGCGCGCCGGCACCAAGAAATACGAGGTACGCCGCAACGATCGGGTCTTCCTGGTGGGCGATGAAATCACGTTGCGCGAGTGGGATCCGTTCAAGGCCACCTATACCGGACGGGTGTGCCTGGTCCGCATCATCCATGTGACCGATTCGACCTCTTGGGAATTCATCCCGGTGTGGATCACGGTCTTCGGCATCGATCTCGCATGAGCATCCTTCACCTTCCGCTCTACACGATTTATAAAGACCCCTCCGATTATCCCGGCATGTACGTGGTGCGGGAGTTCCGCATCGTCCGCGGCAGCCTGGACCCGGTCGCGGCGAAGGCCCCGATGATTGTGACGCCAAAGATTCAAGAGGCCCGCGCGCGGATCCCGTTTGGCTGCGTGCCGATTATGCGCCGGCCGGAAGACGACCCGTGTATTGTGGAGACCTGGTTATAGGGAGGCCCATCGATGCGAATGCGTGCGGTGATTAACGAGAATCAATTTTCAAAGCTGGTGCGCGGCGATATCCTGGTGCTGGAATTAAACACGGGCGACATCGTTGAGTTTTCCATGTCCGACATCGGCTGGGACCGCATGTATTATCAGATCGAGCGCGCCATCCGCGACCACGAGCACGACCAGGATTCAGCGGCGGCTGCCGGAAATCAGCAGGATGGTCAGCAGGACAAAAACGAAAGCCCCGCAAGCTAACTGCTCAGGCGACAGAGCGTCCATCAGGTCGTTCATCGTCCGTCCTCCATAGAGACACGTTCTTTAAAGTAAGCAAGCTGAGTATTACGGATGGGGTCAGCAGTGGATACACGGCGCAGGGGCTCACTTTTAAAAAGGTTGAACATCTCCCGGAGGATTGTCCGCTGGACCGCTATGGTTTCAAAAAGTCTGACGAGTTCTTCGTCGTGGTAACAGCCATTAAAAATGTTCTTTTGGATATCGTCGAGTTGCGCTGGCGTCAAGGCCCGGCCGTCATACGGCATTCGGTTAATCCCCCTTTCGGCGCTCGTCTGTGTAGGTCCTCTCGAATGCCTCGTGGTCGAGGTTATGGCGAATGCGTCCGGGCATCTCCACAAGCCATTGACCTTTAAAGCCCTTCACCCACCCGCGCGGTGTCTCGTACAAAAAATCGTCATGCTCGATGCGGATGGCCTTTACGTTTTCGCTTTTGCTTCTGAAGATTTGCCACTCGACCTGCTCCCCCATTTTGATAATCATTTAAAGGTTCGGGAGACCGCACAGGTCAGGATAAACGTCACGACGGCCACAATCAGGAAAATAAGAATTTTTTCCGTTACTGAAAATGGACCGCGCACAATTTCATGGTAAGCGACGACAGGGGTATTCGACTAACGTTATTTCCCTACATTTAGGAGATGTCGCGCCATCGCCGTGCGGCGCTTTCGATTTGCCCGGCCAGGGACCGCAGCGCCTGGGCCTGGTTATAAACATCGAGCGGGTATCCCGAGGCGATGAGGCCGGAGCAGCGGTCGCGCAGGTTCGCCAGGTGGGTGTACATCTCGCGCTTCAAAACTTCCGTTCTGGGTTCTTCGTCTTTCATAGGCCGCCGGCTATGCGCGCGCGGGCAACGATGTCGGTGTCGATGCCGCAGATGCATCCGAGATCGTGACCTCGACGCGCGGGTTGTCCTTGTCCACCAGGTAGGAGTCGGTCAACTCCACCAGCCATTTCTGGGAATCGTTTTTGATCCGCTCCATTTTGACTAGGGCGTCCAGAATCACCTTCGACCCCGCACGGATGTTGTCGCGGTCCCGGCGCTTGTCCTTCTCTACCCAAGTGAAATGCACCTTCACCGGCCCCTTGAATTTTGGGACGTTGGAATAAAGGATCCACCGCGCGATCTGGCGTTTCATCTGCTGGCGCCGGAACGACTGAATGAACCGATACTTTGGAATTTTCAGCGTTTGGTTCAGGCTCTCCAGGCGTCCCTGCATGGCGAAGGTGAACGTCATTCATTCCCGCTCACTTCTTCGTTTTTCGCTTTAACGATTTGGTCGCGCATGTACTTTTCAAACTCCTCGGCCCGGACGTCCAGTTGCTTGCACGACAGGCGAAAGGCCTCGAGGCTTTCCAGCATTTTTATGATCTGCCGCGGGGGTTCCAGGTTATTTCCTCCATTTAGGGATGCGGCTGTTGAGATACGCCGTGCGATCTGCGTTGAGTAATTTGATGCCAAGGTCTGTGATGGTGCCGTCGGGCCAGATCAAATAGGCCGCTCGCAGGCGTTCAAATATGGTCTTCGCGCGCGTCTCGGGGATGGTGGATAGTTTACTGAGCTCGGCTATATTGACGGAGGCGTGCGCCCATAAGGTGGCAAGGACGGCCACCGGGTCCACGGTATCGCGCACGTTGAAATCTTTAACGGTGAGCGGCAGCACACGCCAAGCCGAGAGGACCTTTTTCGCCTCCTCGTCCTCCAGCACCAGGTTGACCGACTCGTCTTTAGTCAGTTTGGTTTTGACGTACTCCAGGGCCATCACGTCTCAATCCACTCGAGCTCAATGAGGATAGGTTTGCCTTTACCGAGGGTGGTTTCAATAAAGCGTTGGCCGCATTGGCAGGCGTGCAAAATGCCTTTGCACCAGACGGGCCAGGCGCCGGGGGGTAAATTGTCCTTACGATAACCGGCCTCAACCTTCAGATCGGTCTGGATTGGTTGGTGTACATGCATCCCGTAAATAAGTCCCCTCCCCCAGATCCCTTCTCCGTTATACGGCGGCGGACTCCTGCGGCACGGCATCCACAATGGGAATGTCTAAAATTTTTCTTCGCGCGTACTCGGCGCCGGATAGGCGCGCGCGCTTGGCCCGCTGGCTGCACTGCAAATATTCGGCGCGGTTGACGCGCACCGTAATCCGCAGCGGGCGTTTTAGAAATTGTGTTTTCTTCTTTTTTGTCATCGTGTCCCTCCATCCTTTATTCACGCTGATTATTCTCCCATTGGGTGGCGGCATTGTGCCACTCATTTTTCCCTACAATTCATCGGTGCTCTTCCAAGATGCCCAGGTGCGTCTGCGGTTCTTGGTCACGATGCACCCAACAATACGCAGCGCACCAGGTAAAAAAGAGATTGATAACGACAGCCCAGATCAGTAGGCTCCGCATCCTATTGGCAGACTCCACCTCCGCAATAAGCGATTCGATCATTTCCTTGATCTGCACCTCGTTTAAGGTGCGCCATTTATCACGGAGTGTTTTGACTTGTTCGGGGGTCAATGCAGAATCTCCACGCGCGGCTCCTTCACTTCAAAATAGGAGGCCCAGCCAAAGAGGTCCCGGCAGAACCGCTTGGCGTCCTCGAACCCATGCTCCGGGTTTTCGCTGGAAATTTGGATGGCGTCCCGCAGGCGCTCTTTAAGGCGAATGAGCGCGGCCGTCACGATCAGGTCATAGGGTTTAAAGTGGGTCATGCAGCTGCAGGCATAGCGGCCGGGCTCCTCCGTGCGTTCCCAATCGCGCGCAATGTATCGGCGGTCTACCACAAACGGCTCGCCGGCGCAGCTGCCGCCACAGGAGCGCGTCTCAAGGTACGGCCCGCTGATATACGGCTCGGCTTTGGGATCATAGGGCGGTTCGACCTCTTCAATGCCCTTCGCATTCATTCCCGCAAACGGCTTTCCTAAATCGCGGTAGCGGTGCCCGCAGGTGGCGCTGCCGTTAAAGGCGACCGTCTCCGGCCCGACCTGGGGCTTGCCTTTGCCCAGGGGCCCGGCTAAAAAAATGCCCATCTCTTCCGCTTTACCGATAATGATCCGCATATCGTCAACGAATTTTTCAAACGCAGAACGGTCCAGCTCTAAGATACGGCTCCAATAATGCGCGTATGCCATGTCGTGGTGTCTCCTGTCATTCTAGCATGGGTTGTGCCATTATGACACCATATACAGAGATGTAAAGGGAAGGCCTAATTTTCTATGGGCAGGATGCTGATAGGAGAGCGTTGGCGTCCAGCGTGCCGTTGAATTCGCCCGCGGCATTCGGTGTGCGGATCTCGTAAGGGTCGGCGCCCCTGCGCTGCGCGGGCGCCTTTAAAATAACGACGCCCTCCGCATTGGCCGCGCCCGAGATAGTGCCCGGCTGAATCTGCACGGCCCCGCCCGGCGCGCAGGACGTAATCAAAAGAATTCCAGAACCCGACGGCGTTGACCCCACGGCCGCCGGCGGGGTTCTGGAATGAATCGGGGGAAGGAATAGCAGGATCTCCAGCATGATTTCGAGGGTGTTTATGGTCGCACCTTCTGGATGGCTTGGCGCGCCGCATCGCAGGTATTATGCGGGCATTCAATAAAGGTTCCGGGTTGGTCCTGGTGATAGGCCTGGTGAATTGTCTGCGCCATCCACCGGATGGTCTCTAAAAATTCAGAGGCCGATGAATGCAGCGGACAGATCATACTCATGTGGCCCCTCGATTCAGGGTCTTCGACGCGCGCGAAATAACAACCGCAGACATAGTTTGCGATCATGAGGCGTGCTCGAATTTCCAGCGGTTCACAAACCGATTCCAAAGCCCGGTCGCTACAGGCCGGGTCAGCGCGCCTTGCAGAAAACAACACGGCTGGCAACCGACCCAATAGAGCTCGCGCGAGGCATAAGCGGCCCGCTCTTTCCATGCGTGCGGCACCCGTAAACACTTCGGGCATTTGAGTGCTGTGGCATTTTCAGTCATGGCGATCATTGCGTTTTTCCCCCTTTGGATTTTTTCGCGGCAGCCATCGTGGCTGGATGCTGCGCGCCTTCAAAATCGATGTGCACAATATTGATCTCGCAGCGGCGGCACCACAATTGCAAACCGCGGCGCGTCCAGCCCGCCTCGATTTTTACCCAATCGCGCGCGGCGATATCGGCGGGTTTGTCTTTTAAACAATTCGCGCAGTGCATGAACAGCCCGATGGAGTTTGTGTTAGGAATTCGGCGGGGCGGTTTAAAGGTGCGCAGCGCGTTGGCGCGCTTGAGCAGCTTGTTATAAAGGCAGATGCTGCAGGTCCCGGCTAAGATTTCCGATTCCGCGCAAACACACTTCTCCGCTTGCAAAAGGTCATGAAGCGCGTCCGCTAATTCCCGCTGCAGTGTTTTCATGGGTTCTCCTCCGCCACGATATGCTCCTGTAATTTTTCCTTCCTATGGAACCGCGCGCCGCAGCGCTGGCATTGGTAGGTCAGTTTGCATTTCCAAATGAAGTCCATGTTTGGTTCTCCTTAGTCCCGGTCGCCGCTAAGGACGGAGACCGGGATAAAAAGACCGTCGGACGACGTGACAGCGACAACTAAAATTTGTATCTTTTCTGCTTTTTTAAAAATCAATCACCCTGAACACGGCGGCGCGCCTTCGTTGGGTACATGCGTTTTCGGGCGGCGATACCCTCCCTGGTCGTCTCATGGACCTCATCAGGTAGCAGCGAATCATCGGCACGGAATTCCCGCCCGCTATGCTGGAAATGGAAAACCTCCGACCAGCGGGCATAGGCTGCGCCCGCCCAATTCACCACCGCCCGGAACATCTCCATTTGCCAGCGGGGCATGGCGCGCCCTTCCCACAACAACTCGCCCCGCTTATCGGTCCCAGCGGCATACGGCTGGACCCGTTCGATCGGCGTGACGATCTTCATTTCCGGTTTCGGCTGGTTCGTGCTGAATTCTTTTTCGCGGATAGAAAGCTGCGCCATTTTTTGTTTGTAGGTCATGGCTAGGCCACCTCGTAAATGTCGAGGAAGGGTTTCACCAACGCAAACCATTGGTCGGCATTTTTTATTTTTTCCTTCGTGACTTCGACGTATTGCGGGCTGGCGTCTTTTTCATAGTCGTGAATTTCAAGGGACAATCCGTCGACGCCCTCCCAATTCGGGGAGCAATAAACGGATACGTTCGGCAATGAAAAATAAATTGCGCCCGATCGGTCGAGGTCGAGAATCCAATTTTTATAGGTCTTGTAGCGTTTGGGAATTTTCATGGTTAGGCCACCTTCCGTTCCACGAAAATGTGTCTGAATTCGGACCCTGGCGTCGGGATTAATTCGTAATCATGTTTTGGATCTCTCTTCGTTAAAACCTTGAGGTAGGCTTTGGCGTCGTCATAGTTCAGAAACATAGCCATTACGATCTCTCTGTCGTGCAGCCCGTATCGAATTATTTTATTCATGATTAGGCCACCTTCTTTGCGTTGAGGCCCGTTAATTCCCGTTCAAGAATTTCGATCTTGCGGCGGGCAATTTCCATTTCTTTGATGGTGGCGGCGGGGTTTTCCTGAAGGGTTAAAAACTGCTGTAGGGCGTCTCTCAATTCCGTCCAAGCCTGGTTCTGTGTTCTTTCCATGATGGCCTCCTTAGTAGGCGCATGTCTTTTTCCTTCTGTTTAAGGTTGCCATAATGACGCCATAATGGCAAGGGGAAAGATCGGAGGTTAAGGGGTGTAAACGGGGGGTCTAAATCGGGCGGGGTTTTAGGGGGTATTTGGAGGGGCTGTTTTG